GAGGAGTACGAGAAGTTCTATTCAAAGCCGGAGAATGTTGAGAAGCCTTTTCGCCGGGGTGAAGAGGGAATCTGGACAGGCGCCAAGATCATAGAACGCCAGAAGCAGCTTACACGCGACGAGGCATGTGAGGCAAGCTACAACGCGGTGATGAGGAAAAGGGAATTCAAAACTCTCGCTGAGAGATTGAAGATGACCGAGGCTGAAGAGGAAGCGTATAGCAAAGGCGTGTTTAATCCCAGCGATTTCGAGGAACTGAAGCCGACTATCTATGGGAACCAGATCCAGATTGGCAAATCGAAACTCGACGCCATAAGACTTGAAGCCATGTATCGGGAGCTGAACAAACCGAATGGCAAGATTGAAATCGCTCCCGTGAGATCACCTGCGCAGCCACTATCGGAGATCTTCGATGGCCCCAAGATATCCAATACGGCCGCTGAGAAGATTTGGGCGGACATACGATTATGAAGGATCCGAGAGATATGGACCTTGAAGAGTACGGCACATATCTCAAGAGGCAGAGGGAAAAGGATCTGACCGAGGAATGGTATGTGAGCGCTTTCCATCCCAACATCGCAGATGAGAAGTGGGATGATAATGAAGGGGATGACCTCCATTCCAATTGTGACCATGATAGCCTCAGACATGGAGCCAATTGCCAGTTTTGTGGCTGGTGCGGTAATATTGATGGTGATGAGCCCAAATGTAGGCATCGCCATTTGACCAAGTACATACCTACACAAACTCTTGAATGTGATGCCTGCGAACAGAGATTCTCTGGTGCTGACATCGATCATCAGCTCTTCTTCAATGCGCGTGACCCTGAGCCGAACATGATTCATCACCCATTGCTCTCGAAGCATGAGGAGCTTCCTAGCGGGCCACATCCTTTTGACACGCACAAGTTCTCTCGTTTAGATCTTTATCAAATGATCAAGCATCTCGATCAGGCCAACATGGACTTCTATCACCTCCCTTGCAAACAGGCTGTTCAGATAGCACCACAGATCAAACGCTTGAAGATCATGGCCGAATGCAAGCATGTGAACTGGATAGAATTTGGGTTTGGTCACTATCGTAAATGTCAAGATTGCGGCAATGAATGGGGAGAGGATCTATGACGTCAGGCGACATAGACAAGGATTTCAAGTATCACGCTCCTACGTCAGACCAAGTCGAGAAGTACGAGGAGATACGCGCAAAGGGAAAGGAATTGGCCCTTTTGGTATATGACTCGTGTCCTTCATCGGCTGAGTCAACTACCGCCGTCCGAAAGATCGAGGAAGCGGTCATGTGGGCAAATGCCGCGATAGCGAGGCATAGTGAGTAATTATGAATAATAAATATATCACTCTGATTTTGGCTGTTCTGTTGGGGACTACAATTCCTCTCTTGCTGGCTTCATCGTACCCTGCCAGGCACAATGATTTCATGCTTGATGTTGCCCGCGGCCAACATCATACCATTGGGGTCAACAAATTTGGAAGAACTGAGAATGTTGACAATGGTATCTCAACTGATGTTTGGGATAGAGCCAATCCAACCGATGACCAAGACATCTGGATAGCTCCAACTGTGGCGCGGGTCCACCAGATAGTTTCTAGCAGTGCCAGTGATGATGGCAGTCCTGTAGGTGTGGGGGCGAGAACACTTCGGGTCTTTGGGCTAACTAGCTGGGACGCTGATGGCGAAACCACTGAAGACATCACGTTGAATGGCACGACCAATGTTGCAACTTCCAATAGCTATGTAATCATCTATCGGTTGGCAGTGCTGACCAAGGGGGCTACAAGTGCTAATGTTGGCACGATAACAGCCACAGCAGATACGGATGCAACTGTTACTGCACAGATTCAACCTAGCGCGGGAGATACTCAGATGGCTATATTTGGAGTATCCTCTAAATTCGATTGCTATCTAATTTCATTCTATGGGTCGGTGCAAGCGGTGTCCTCTGGAAAAGAGATAAAAATAACATTATTGGTAAATCCAGAACCAGATGCAGAGTTGACCAATTTCTTGACTCGTCATACTTTTGGTATTGGCGGCTCTGGGACTACTGCTATCCAACATATGTTTAAGCCATACGTTAGGCTTGTAGGTCCAGGCATATTCAAAGTCAATGTGACTGGGGATGCCGATAACATGGATGTCTCTGCTGGCTTTGACATAATCTTAATTCGCAAATGAGTGAGCGCAACGTAACAAAAGCCCGTACTTGCACGGAGTGCGGTGTAAACCATTCTATGGTAACAAACGCCTACGGGCTTAAGAAACACGCAAGAGATGTACGTCGAAAACGCTTAAGCGAGGTCGAAAAGCAGAATGCCGAAGAAAGCAAAGTCGAAAGCCCAGAGAAGATTCTTCGCGATAGTCCTGAAGAATCGCCGGCAGGGAACCCCACGGCCTGGGGATCCCTCCACCAGCGAAATTCCGACTTCAGAAGTGCGCGCAGTCGCAAAGACGAAGGAGAGCGGACTCTCGAACCACAAGAGGTCACTTAGCAGCATTCTAGGAGGAAGATAATGTCTGTACACAAAGGTCCCAAACCTGTGAAGACTCCCAAGCCCAAAGGTAGATAATAGGCTGTACAGCCTATCTTCTGCGCACGAAATGTGCATTGGGGATGCACGAAATGTGTCAAAACCCGCAACTATCTTGCGTATTCTGAAAAGGAAATATTAAATGCCGGATCATATTGGAAGAATCACCCTGAAAGGTGCTGCAGCTGAGGAGTTGCTCAAATCGGTGGGAAATACCATGAGCGCGAGCATTTCAGGGAAGGTGGAGTCGGCTTCTATAGATGAGGATTTTGATGCTCCTGTTCCTTCTGGGAATAAGAAACGTCCAAAGATTCCTCATGTCCACATTGACATTACTGGCATATCAAATATCAGTAACCCATCACATCAATCACTCAAAAAGGTTATGGGGGAGGAATAATGGCAAAGGAAAGTGAAAAAGAGAAGAAGGAATCTAAGATCCAAGCCCTTCTGAAGGTCTATTTCATCAACGGGCAGCACTGCGATGTTAAGGTTGTCGGGAGTGAATCCTATCTCAAGGCTAGCGTTGAGGAGCTCGGTAAGGTTGGGGTTTGGTCTGCGGAGCGCGGAGAGTTTATTTACTATCCTCCCCACCAGATCTTCCGCATTCGGATCAAGAAGCTGTAGATGACAGGCAAGACTACTATCATCGAAGCTGTCGGGGTATTTGTTGTGTGCGCTATCATCGCCGCACTGTTCTTCGGTTGCGCGGCTTCTCCCGATACTCTCATCTACGTGGAGAAGAACGTGTACATCTATGACAACGAGGAAGAAGTTGACTTCTTCCAAGAAGCAAACTCTGAAGTCACGTCAGACGCTAAGCTCAAAGGCACGGTATCTCCCACGACTGACGTTACAGTCACCCCTGGTTTTTAAATGGGTACCTCAGAGTCTTTTGAGCTATTAACCTCCCTTTTATTCATCATGGGCTACCTGACCCTCGGGATGGTCTCTCTCGGGCTTATCGGGCTCTTGTCGTGGTATCTCAAAAGAGCTTGGGATGTTTGACGGGCCAATCCTATCGCTGTATCCCGGGACTCAACAGATCATCTACATGGAGCCCAAGGACTTCGATGTAGCCACGGGGCACTTCCACAATCAATTCTGCTGGTGTATGCCCAGGCCCGTCAAGTATGAGATGCCGAATGGGGAAGTCATCGACGAGTGGGGCCACAAACCAATCAATTACCGTTTTATGGAGGATCAACTCAATGGGCAATCTGAGAAATAAGGTTTTAGCTGGCCTTTTAGCGCTGGCGCTTTTCGGGCCGCTTGGTCCTTCGCCGTCTCCCACCCCGGTATACGCAGCTGGGGTCTCTGGTGTCGGCTTTGCCGAAGAGACTCTCATTGTATCCAGTTCCGCTCTCAGCATCACGTCTACTTTGTGCGTCGTGCGGGGCCGGCAGACTCCGGCACTGCTCGAAGTGCTATCAAATGCCATCTACTTTACACTCAACAGCCCCACGGCTACACCGGACTCAGGCGATTATGCCGCTCCGGTCGGTACCGTGATCTCTGTAGAGCGGGCAAATTACATCAGGATGATACGACAGTCCGTTGACTCCAGTGTCAAGGTAACCTGCTTTCGTGAGGGAGAGCTTCCAACCTTAAACTCTTATGACAAGGCCGGCGCTGGCGTCACGGGATCTGGCGCGACTCTGCTGGACTTCCAACAGACAGATGACACAGACGTTCACGCCGTTGGGGACGAAGTAGCGGCTATGGGCGCTGCTGCAACCCCCACGGACACGGTAGTCGATGCCAATGACTATGGGGCACTTGCCATGTCGTTGGATCGAAGACTGCACACTGACTCCAACATTCAGGTTGCCAATGGTGACGTTCCCGGGAATACCGGCGTTCTGACTGCCAATGTTCCTCGGGTCACTCTGGCGACGGATGACGAGTTAAATGACGACGCCGATGCCATTCGGGTCGCTGTCGAAATCATCGATAACATAGTCTCTGGTTCAGAAGCTCAAGTAGATGTACTTTCTCAGATTCCTGGCACGGGAGCTACTAATTTAGGTAAAGCCATGGGCACAGCAGTTGGTGCCACAGATACAGGTGTGGCAGCCTTGGTTAGATTTACTGATAATGACACGCCCGTTTTCCCTCCCGGTGCTGATACTGGTTGGACACATTTACAAGTAGACGAGAATGGTAGATTGTTTGTTATCAATCTCAATGATGGTGGAAATTTAGCTGCCATTACTGGCCCAATTAGTCCAGGTACGGGAGCCGCTAACTTAGGCAAAGCTGATGATGTCGCTCACGTTGCTGCTGATGTAGGTGTTATGGCGTTAGGAGTTGCTAACAACACGGTAGCTGCTCTAACAGATACAAACGCTGATTATACTCCTCGCGGCTTGACCAGTACAGGAGCAGGTTTAAGTGTAACTATTAATGACGCTAACGTATCTGGAGCGCGTGACACTTCAAAAGCAGAAGATGATTTCATTGGTAATAATGCAGAGGCTTTAGTTGCAATAGCAGTATTGGTGGATGATGCGTTAGCTGCTGGAGCTGCAACTTCTGGCGATGGCTCTGCTACTTTACTTAGAGTTGACAACTTTGGGTCTAACTGGTCAGCTCTTAGTGCAGATAATGGTGCAAGGATTCCGGCAGATGCTACCGCTGGTTTGAAAGTTGATCTTGGCGCGGATAATGATGTGACAGTTACATCAGGTTCAATAACTGCAAATGCTGGTACTGACTTGAATACCTCAGCATTGCTCACTACAGCCGCTCATGACGCTGCTTTAGGTACAGCGGGTGCTGCTGATTCACAGGTGCGATCCATTCAGGGTATCGCTTCAGGAACTCCCGTTGAAGTTAACCTTGCAGCAAACAACGATGTGACTGTTTCACAGACTAATGCCATAACAGAAGTTAGCATTATTGAATTGATCGGTATCAATGAAGTGGTTACGGCATCTCAGTATTCTGCAAGTGTAGCTCTCACATTGGCAGGCACAGGAACAATCAAGAAAGTTTGCTTGATAGCAACTGAAGATGGTTCAGGCGTAGTTTTCACTCCTGCTGGCGATCTGATGGTATTCAACACTGATCCAGCAATTGCATCAGACGATGCCACGATTACCAACGCAGAGAGATTAACACTATCGTCAATCATGACCTTCGCTGCTGCTGACTGGCAGAGTGACGCGAATGGAGCCAGCAATTGTCAAGATGTGACTGAGGTCTTTGCTGATGCTACCCTCTTCGCTTCTTGGCACTCAGCTACAGGTCAGACTCAATGGAACAGTGCAGCCGGTGATGATGAGCAACTCGAATTCAAAGTCATCTATCGAAGGGATACATAATGCTGAAAGCATTGTTAAGCTCAGCTTTAGCTTTTATACTTGTTCTTGGTTCTTCCTTTTCTCTGGCAACCACTTATAAAAGTTCCACGGTCAGTGACATAGGAGCTAGAGTTACCAACAGCACTGCCACAACCATAAGTGATAACACTTTCACAGCCGTGCCTCTGGATACTGAAACATTTGATACGGGGAATCTTCACAGCACGTCTGTTAATACGGATCGTTTCACAATTACTGTGGCTGGTAAGTATTTAATCATAGCCACTGCGGGCTTTGTTAATAACGCTACTGGTATGAGGACTCTGAATGTCAGATTGAATGGTTCCAACAACATAATATTTAACCAAGATAGTTCCGCTACTGTATCCACTTTTAATCACTTGGCCTCTTCCTCCACTATCATTGATTTGGTCGCCAGTGATTTTGTTTCTTTTGAGGTTTTTCAGACTTCGGGAGGTAACCTAGATCTGAACGCGTTTGGTGACTTTGCTCCAGTCTTCGCGATAATGTTGCTGCAGTAACATGAAAACACTAAATTGCATATTGCTGTTGGTATTCTTGTTGATCTCTGATGCCATTGCTGAAGAGATGAAGAAGTTGACATACAGCCAAGTTCATAATCTGAGTAAAATTGGAAGTGAATTGATGACTGCTTTTCCAGCCTGGAGAGTGCTTGATTCCGATGGTTTCTACCATACTGCTGTTTCAGTTTCAGGCGATGGAAAGGTTCTCACTTTGTGGGTTCCTGCTAACGCTGACGAAGCCGCAATAAAAGCAATAATAACAGCGCATGATCCCACACCCCTCCCAAAGGGAATGTCAAAAAGTGAAAAGGCTAGACAGGCAATCGACAGCGCAACAACTCTCAATGAATTAAAAGCTGTGATAAAAGACAAGTTAATAAATTAAGGAAGAGTCAATGGCTACTACACCTTGGTATCCTATATTGTTTGGCGTTGGTCTAGTGTTAGCAGCTACGGTCAGCTATTTCAGCAGCCAGATCAGCCTAGCCTCAGAGCTGGGGGATCGACCAACCCGGGAAGAGATGAACGGGCATATCACCGAGCTGAAGGAGACCATAGTGCGGGAGGTTAAAGATGCCAAAGAGGAACAGCAGACCAGCAACGCGGCCATACGAGAACAGCAACGTGAAACTCGACAGGATATTCGGGAATTACGACAACTGATTATTGATGGCCGGCAACAATAAGGAGGAGAAGTGGTTAAATCTATAATTGTAGGAATTTGTTTCGCCCTGGTTTTGTCTGCCAGTCCTTCTTATGGACAATCAGCTATGGCAGAGCTTAAAGCTGATCCAGCAATCGCAGCGCTTGGAGTTTCTGACGAGCGGCTTGAGGTAATACTTGACGAACTTGCTGCGCATTACATTGCACTGGACAAGGCCGCACGCGAGCGGGAAGCTATGAAGCTGGCTATTGAGATATTAAAGTCAGACTCAGCGTCTGGTGGAAATTTACGTGGCCGCTTGATGAGCGAACGAGCAGCCAAGCCGTAAATGTACGATGGACCTTCCCCGCGCAATACGCGCTTTCGTGACATTAGGGTTTGCCGTCTCGTACACGTATATGATCCTGACTTCGGTTGAAGTCCCCGCTGAGTTTTATGGCTTGGTCGGGCTTACGATCGGCTTCTACTTTAAGGAGACTTAATGGACCCTAAAGGATACGGAAGAGGTAAAGGTGCATCGCGTGTGGGTCTGGGCTGCAGTAGCCTTGGCCCTGTTATCAGATGTGATGTGGTTCCTCTTAGGGTACCTCTTAAACTTATGCCATTAAAAGAGTATGACACCGCAAGACGCACACTTATCAGAACTGATAAGGCGGTGGGCAGAGGATCCGGAATTATTCGTCCGTGAAGCACTCAAGATAGCGACCATATCCACCCAGCAGAAGGCAGCTCTGTCAGAGCTTAAGAAGCTGGTGTGGGCCAAGATCAACACTCATCCCAAGACTGGGAAGAAACACCCGACAGATGAAGAGCGTGTATACGCTCGGAAGATCGGCCTTTCAATCATGTCTGGCATGGGCACGGGCAAGGACGCCTTTGCCTCTTGGTGCATCATATGGTTTATCTGTTGCTTCCCGCGTGTATTGATTCCGTGTACCGGCCCAACGGCTCACCAGTTAAAAGACAACCTGTGGAGAGAGCTCTACAAGTGGAAGAACGGAGATGCCGAGGATCCCCCGGTCATCAAAGACTGGGTGACGTGGCAAGCTGACAAGTTCTATTTCACTCCCGAAGAGGGCCGGCATTGGTTTGCCGTCTCTCGGACTGCAAATCCCCGTGACAATCCAGAGCAACAGGCAGAGACTCTACAAGGTTTCCACGAGGATTACATGATGATTGTCGTGGACGAGGCATCCGCTGTGCCTGACCCAGTATTCAGGCCGCTTGAGGGTACGTTGACTGGCATGTGCAACTTCATGCTGATGATCTTCAACCCTACACGGGCCACGGGGTTTGCGGTTGATAGTCAGACAAAGTATCGAGATAACTGGGTCTGCTTGCACTGGGACGCTGAAGAGAGCGAACTGGTCAGCGAAGTCTCGGTGGAGGAAAAGGCAAAGAAGTTTGGAAGAGAATCCAACTTCTTTAGGATCAACGTCAAAGGATATCCTCCGCTCACATCCGATGATGTCCTGATTCCTTGGGACTGGGCCAACGATGCGGTTAACAGGGATCTACAACCTTTACCAGAAGACCTGGAGGTCTTTGGTATTGACGTTGGTGCGGGGGGCGATCCCAGCGTCATCGTGAGGAAGCGCGGACCTGTAATCTACCACCCCGAGCAGATCGAAACAGATGACTCAGAGCTCTTGACCAACTGGATAATCGATAGGGTTTACAAGCATGATCCCCTATACGCGATGGTCGATATTATTGGAGTGGGTTGGGCGGTTGAGGGAAACCTCAAGGTCAGACTCCGAGGAACAACCACGACCATCATTGGAGTCGCAGTCTCCGAAGCTGCCTCGCTGGATTTCAGATTCTATCGCTTACGCGATGAACTTGCCTGGAAACTCAGAGAGCAGTTTGAGCATCGCATTATATCGATCCCGGATGATCCTTTGCTCATTGGGGAGCTCACTACCATCAAGTATGAAGAGCCGCTGGGCAAGATTAAAGTCGAGAGTAAGAAAGAATTGTTCAAAAGAGGATTGAGGAGTCCCAACCGCTTCGACGCTCTATGCTTGGCCCACTATTATGACACTCAGTTTGCTAGGAGGAAGGGACACAAGGAGCGCCGTAACTGGCGTGATGATCGAGGTAGGGGGGACACGTCCTCATGGCGGACAATATAGGAGAGGTATTTAATGGCAAGAGCCAAAGTTGGAGCAAACAAGAAACAACCAGAAGACTTGGACATCTTGACGAAGTTCCATCGTTGGCTGCAGAACGCCATAGACGATCCTACGTGGGTATCGTGGCGTAAGAATGCGATCAGGTGTTTTGAGTACCGTGAAAACAAACAGTGGACACCGGCCGACAGTGCGGAGCTTGTCAAAAGGAAGCAGCCGGAGACTATCAATAACCAGGTATCAGTCACTGTTGCGCGCCAGGTGGGGCAATTTGTTAAGCTCAAGGCTAGGACAGCGTTCCGAGGGCGAAACGATGTGGATGACAACAGCGCAGATACGCTCTCTGATCTCTTCCTGTATGTTCGACAAAACAACAGACTAGAATTTGAAGAAAGGGATGTCTTCGAAGATGGAACAATCTGCGGCTACGGCGTATTCGACGTGGGTATTTCCTTCGACGATCTATTTCAGCCCGAGATTACTGTCAATCATGAAAATCCCTTCGACATCCTTCCAGATCCGAAGTCTCGAAGGTATGATTGGAATGAGGACGCTCAACACGTCTTCCGCGTCAAGTGGGTTGACCTCGACGATGCCCAAGCGCAATTCCCTCGTAAGGCGGCCCAGCTAAATGGTTTGTTTGATGATGCTACCCGGGGCCTGCTCGGGGATGTGGATGTCTTTCGGAACAATAACTTCATCAACCAGGATCGACAGCAGCTCCGTATTGCGGAGATCCAGTATAAAGTCAAAGAGAAACAAGTCCTCCTGCTCTTCCCCGATGGTAGTACCATACTGGAGAAGGAAGCCGATCTTGGCAAGATAGAGAAGGCGCGTAAAAAGGGCCAAGAGGTTCTTAGGATGGAGCGCCTTGAGAGCTCAATCTGGGCAGCTACATTCACGGCGGGTGTATTACTTGAGCACAAGAAGCTCAAACGGAAGTTCTTTCGATGGGTTCCCTATTGGGTACATCGAAAGAAGAATGGAGAACCCTTCAGTGAGATCTTCATCTCCCTTCCAATGCAGGACGCAATCAATAAGAGGGAGTCTAAAGCTCTCCACTTACTCACAACGACTCAAGCAATCTACGAAGAAGGGGCCGTCCTAGACAAAAGCGAAACCGCTAGTGAAATCGCACGGCCTGATGGACAGATCGAGGTAGCCCGCGGCTTCTTCGAGAAGTTCAAGCTGGAACGAAACATCGAACTGGCACAGGCTCAGATGCAGATGCACGTAGCCGCACAGCAGGACTATCGCAGGATAGTCGGGCTCAGCTCTGAGTCACTCGGAGAAAGCTCACAGGTCAGATCCGGTGTGGGCATCCAGAAGAAGCTGGAGCAGACCGAATTGATCATGCTCCCGAACTTCTCCAACTTCACTAGAACCCGATCCATCCTTGCGTACAACATCTTGGACTTAATGAAGATCTACTACACGGAGCCCAAGATCAGATTCATCACTGACGAGGTAGACAACCAGCGCCGGCCTATAGCGCTGGGACAGGACACTATCGAGTCCATCAAGCAGAATCAGTATGACGTGGTGGTGACGGTCCGCCCTGACGTTGAAACGGCAGACGACGAGCAACTCAACAGGCTCAAAGAGCAGCTGCCGGCACTACTGCCCTTTGGTCCCTTCTGGGTAAAGATGGGTATCGAACTGTCTGATATCCCGCGGAAGAAGGAGCTGTTAGAAAAGCTGAATCAAGTGCCACCTCCCCCCGTCATACCCAAGATGAACATCTCCGCACAGATGGATCAGCTGACTCCCATCGAGCGGGCGTTCTTCTACGAGAAGATGGGAGCTACCGAGCTCGCTGAGCAGATCCGACAGACTGCACCTCCTCCGACCAACGTGATCAAGAAGGAGATGCAGACTGAGAAGACTGTCGGCAAGCTGGTGGAGACTGAGATGAAGATCGAGGGCAAGTCCGGGGACACTGAGGAGAAGGGCTTGCAGGAAGCGGAGAAGGGTGAGCGCGAGGAGAGGGCCGGCCAGCTGGACGTGGTCAAGGCTGTCCTTGATATCGAGAAGAAGACGGTCGAGGTTGAGAAGGCTGAGGCATCACTAAAAACACAGGAGAAGAAAGCACGTGAAGGAACTAAGAATAAAGCACGACGAAATAAGTAACCCGCAGACCATCACGCAGAGGAACATCAAAGAGTTTGAGAAGCATGGCCTGGACATCCACCAACACGAAGTAAAGGAGATTGTTGACGACCATGAGCGGGGTGAGCGAATTATTAAGGTTAAGAACACTAAATACTACGGCCCTTGGAAGAGTCGAGGTTAGATACCGCAAGGGTTACAAGTACCAGCTAGCTAGTGATGTCCACATTTATGTGGGGGTCATTCCTGGGCGCTGGATCCAGGCTCACTTCATACAGTTGGATATTGATGGCTGGCTGACAATCAGACAAGGGTACGCCTGGGATGGCATGTCAGGCGCCATTGACACGAGAAATTCCATGCTGGGGTCTCTTGTCCACGATGCCCTTTATCAGCTGATGCGCCGTGGGTATATCCCATTTTCCCATCGTCCCACCGCAGACAGGATCTTCTATCAGATTCTGTTGGCTAAGGGAATGTGGAAGTGGCGGGCTTGGTACATCTACAGGACAGTGAGCAGAGTAGCTGCTTTCGCTGCAGATCCCGAGAGTATCAAACCAATCTTGACACAATAACCTAGAAATCGAACGACACGAAGTAATAATATCCGTCCCGCCAGCAGGCCGGAGGATATTTGTCCGTCCTGGGGCCAACCCCAGAGGACACGAAAGGAGTCTGCCATGGCCAAAGAAGAAACCAAGGCCGAAGAGAAGATCGGAGAACGCGGTATTCCCGAAGAGGAGGGAGCGGGATCCCTCGACACCTTCTTAGCTCCACCGTCCCCGGCAAAGCCGGAAGGTGAGAAGAAAGAGGAAGTCAAAGAGCCAGTCAAAGAAGAGGTCAAGGAACCGGACAAGAAACCAGAGGTTACCGTAAAGGTTGAAGATAAGCCTGCCACGGAGCCTGTCAAAGAGCCGGTCAAAGAGCCGGACGAAAAGGCCGCTACTGGCGACGAAGGGAAGAAGCTCGAAGAGAAGCCCAAGACAGACTGGGAGAACGATGACAACCCTTACAAGAAGCGTTATCGGGACACGTCAAACTGGGCTACCGATCTCAACAAGAAGCAGCAAGCTCAAGATCGTGAGATCCTAATCCTTCAGAAGAAGGCTGACGGTTCTTACGACGAGGAACGGGACAACCCGAAGAGGACAGAAGAGCAGATCGAGACTGAGGCAGAAAGCAAGGGGCGAGCAGTCGCTTCTCACGAGGCTGCCATAACTCGGTGGGGTGCAGAAGTTGTGGAGAGGGATCTGGCTAAGTTTAACGATGTCTTCAAGGGCGATGTCTACATGCTGGGCAGTGTAGCGAGCGCCGATCAACCTGTGGTTGAAGCCATCCGCGCACTACGCCGGTATGAATTCCACAAGGAGTTTGGGGATAACCCAGATGAGATCATGGAGAAGATCGGGAAGCAGGCCGTGGAAAAGGCCGGTCAGACGATCCAATCTGACGAAGCTAAGAAGCTGGCAGAAAGGGTCAAGGTAGCGGATGGGGAGGCAAAGGGCCTCGCGGGTCTCACAGCCAAGGGGACTGAGACGCCAAAGGAACAAGCGACGGTGAAGCCTTTGTCCGAAGAATTCGATAACTAAAATCTAAAGGAGAAAACAACCAATGGCTTTCATTGAAATCCTAACCGCTGATGGGTTGACCGTCGAGCAGTGGGACGCTTCCATCTTTACGGAGTATGTACAAATGCTCTGGTGGAAGAATCTCATGGGTACGTCGAGTAACGCCATCATTCAGGTCAAAGACGACCTGACCAAAAAGGCTGGGGATGCAATCACGTTAGGTCTTCGTGGGTTGATGCAGGGTGGTAAAGTGACTGGTAACGCTACTGGTCTCGGGAACGAAGGCTCGGTCAGTTTCTTCAACCGGAGAATCGTGATCGATAACGTAAGGCACCTCATCAAGATCGTCGATGTGCCTATGACCCAGAAACGAACTGGGTTCGACGTTCTGCAACATGCGAAGGAAGCGCTTGTCGTGAAGTCTTCGCAGGATCTCGACGACGAGATCACGCGCCAGTTAAGCGACACCGCAACTGGTCGGGTACAGGGACGCTACCTGTATGGCGCACTGGACAGCAACTTTAATGTAACTGAGGCAACTGCCTTGGCGAACGTAGATGCCACCGACGATCAGCTCACCACTCGGATGATCGATATCGCAAAGAGAAAAGCCCTCCGGCCTCTCAACGCGACAGCAAAGATCCGTCCGATGAAGGTGAAGAACGGGAAGAACTTCGAGGAGTGGTTTGCGTTTGTAGGCCATCCATTGTCCATCAGGGACATGGTGGAAAATGACGCTGCGTGGAGAAATGCGCAGTTGAATCTACCTCCGCAGTCCAACGCTTCGAGCCCGATCTACACCGGCAGCTCTTTCAAGGGCAGCTGGAACGGTACACTCATCTATGAGTACGAGTCCATTCAACTTGCTGACAACACCAACACCGTGCAGCTCTCTCACAACTTCCTTCTGGGAGCACAGGCTTGCGCAGTTGTCTGGGGACAACGCTCCAAGTTTGGTGAGGAAGCAATGGACTTAGGGCACACGCTGGTATTCGAAACTCACGAGATTCGTGGGGTCGATAAGCTGGCCTTCAGCCGTGCCACCGTTGAGGATCAAGGCGTCGTGCATGTGTTCGCCGCCGCAGTCAACGATTAACCAACAGGGGAGCCCCTTCGGGGGTTCCCCCTAACCCTTGTCTTGAACATTCGTAAGGAGACGAACGATGGCAACTTTAGTAGACTGGAAAGCGCGACCTGATCCTCTCGTAAACCTACCCGTGATAGGAAGCCGATTGGTCCTCGCATATGCAAGGGCCACAATGGTCACAGCGGATGACACCGCAGGGACGTTCAACGTGACCTTCCCGCAGTTGGCTAGCATCACTGGGTTCTGGGTGACTATCCTGGGGGCTGGAAACAACCTCGTGGGATATGGCTTGGCAGAGACAGCGGTAGACGGTCTCGATATTACAATCGGCACCGGAGTAAACGCCAACCGATTAACTCTCGCAGACGGGACATCTGGATACGATCTCACCGCGGGTGATATCGTCCACATTCTGGCTGTAGGACCTTCTGGGGTATAGGGGGCTACTATGGCTACGATGGCAGACTACTTAGGACTCGCCGGCCCAGCGCAGAACCTTGTCACTGAGGGCTCACGTGCGAACCTGGCTTACGCCAGGGCAACGATAGTGCAGGCTGATGTCGATGCTCAGACTTTCAACATAAGATTCCCCCAGCTGTCCAGGATCGTGGGATTCTGGGTGACTGTCCTGTCGAGTGACAACAACCTTGTTGGCTACGATGTGGCAGAAGGAGCGACAGGCGGCATCGATTTGACCATTGGCAGCACAGTGGCAACCGCAAATCGGCTTACTCTAGCCGATGGTGGAACCTATGACTTGGATGTGGGGGATATCCTCCATGTACTGGTGGTAGGCTTACCGTATTAAAGAAGGTATCAAC